CGACGGTTGACCTGGTGCTGAAGGACGAGAGCGGCCAGAAGTTTGTCGTGATGCTGACCGGCGCGCTGATCAAGTCCATTCCCTGCTGACCCATGGCCTTCGGCTCCCGCTGGACCCCACCGCTCCGCATGCGCGACCGCGAACCCGGCGATATGGGATTTCCCATATCCCCTCTGAGGCGCGGCACGTACTCAGGGAGCACCAGCGGGAGGCCGATCGCCAAGGAGAACGCCATCGAGCATGAAGGCTACAGGCGACTGGTTGCCAAGCTGCCCTGCAAGGTGTGCGGGATTTTCGGGCAAAGCCAATCCGCCCACCCGAACACCGGAAAGGGTCAGGGCATCAAGACTGACGACAGGGAATGCTTCCCCCTTTGTGCCGACTCTCCCGGTCGGCGCGGGTGCCACCCCCAGTTCGACCAGGGCGCCCTTTTCAGCAAGGCAGTCAGGCGGGAACTGGAGCCGGTCTGGGGCGCAGACACCCGCCGAGCCATTGAAGCCGCAGGGAATTGGCCGGAAAACCTGCCGAAATGGCCTACAGCCCTCGCCGTTACTGCATGAGTAGCTATCAAAACAGGAGCGGAATACATGAACATGAATCAAACAGCAAGCGAGCTTTGGAGCAGCCACGATGCCAGTTGGTGGCTCGGTCAAGTTATTGCGCTGTCAATTGCAATCGGCCTTTTGCGGGCTGGTTATGGGGGTGCCGTTGCTGGCGCTGTGGGGTACGCAATTGCCGTGCTGGTTGACATTCGGGAAGCCGTCACGCGCAGCAAGACTAACCGGGAGCGAAAAGAGTGAGAAAGAAGTGTCGCCGCAAGGTCTGGAACTTGGTCAACCCCATTGACCACGCCATCATGGGCGCAGCCATCACGCAGGAGGGCCACCTGGACCACCTGCGCATCCGTGAGTTGGGCAGCATCGAGGCATTCCGCACCGGTAAAGCCACAAAAGACGACTGGCGCAGCCTGGCCGACATGCTGAACATCACCGAGACGCTGGCCGGAAGCGGAGTCGGGCCAGAGGCCCTGGAACCTTGCCAACTTGCGCAACAGGCCCTTTCCAATGCCCACGCACGGATGCAGGCCGGGAAGTCCCTCGGGTTCACCGGCCCGGAACTTCAGAGCATGCGGGAAGCCTACGACTACCACGACATGCAGCGCCAGAGCATCAGCCGCGCGAGTACGAAGGCGATCAAGAAGACCGCCGACCGCATCAGATCCGCCCACCCTGACCTGAAAGTGTACGCATGAACATGATCACCGACCGCTACGCCAGCGCCGTCAACAGCCACAGCCTGACGGTGGAGCCCAGAACCCGCATGAGCGACACCGACGTGCTGGGCGCCTACGGCCTGGCCAGCCGCGTGACGCCCCTCGGGGTTGCCCTGGAGCGATTCTTTGCCGGCGACGGCCGGGAAGCCGCCAACATCGTCACCGAGTTATCCCAAGCAGCCCACCGGCACAGCTTCAAGCTGGATTGCCGGATCTCCCGGGTAGAGTGCGACGACATGGCCAAGGCTTGCCTTGCATGGCACCGCAACGGAACGTGCAGGCACTGCGGCGGCCACGGCTACCTGATTTCACCGGGCGCGCCTACACTGAGCGAGCGGGAATGCCCGGCCTGCAACAACACCGGGCGCCGGCCGCTGGAGCAGGAATTCCGCCTTGAGCATCGGGAGCTGGCAAGATGGATGGTGGCGGAACTGGCCCGGGAAACCGGAAGGGCAGGGCCGGAGGCTATGCGGGCGCTGGCGCCGAAACTGGAGTTGTGATTGGCCCCTTGCAACTGCCCAAAAATTGGGCATAATCCCGCCAAGCCGTACAAAGGCCGGGAAAGCCGGTCAAAAGATCAAAGGCCCCAAATAGAGCGATGGCGAAGCCACCTCTACTGAAACCCAAGAGCCCGCACCCAGCGGGCTTTTTGCATCCCACACCCCACAAAATCCACCACGTAAAGCTGCCGTCTCCTCCCTTAGGGCAGCGCAGTGGTGGCCCCAGCGGTATGAGTGGCGCCACGGCGCCGGGGCAATCAGCCGCAGCGGATTCTGGTCGAGTTCGTCCTGCTTTCAAGTCAGGACAGGGGCCGACCAAGGCCGCACACCCATTGTCTCCGGGCTGCTTCGGCAGTCCTTCAGCCCCGCACCCCGGGGCTTTTTTCTTTCAAGGACCGGAATGATCGACATCGACACAGCCCTGACGAAGTTGGCCGGTGTTGCCGGAGCCTGCTTCAGCCTGGCCTTCCTCAAGGGCACATGGTGGGAACGCATATTCATGGCCGTTGGCGGAAGCATATTGAGCTACTACGCCACGCCGGCCGCCGCGCTGCGCTCAGGCCTACCCGAAGGCCTGAGCGGGTTCCTGCTGGGCCTGTTTGGCATGGCGGTGTGCGGAAAGGTCTGGGAAGGCATCCAGGCAACCCCAATCGCGGAAATCTGGCAGGCCGGCATCAACAAGGTGTTCGGCACCAAGGGGCCAGTCAAATGATCCAAGCCGCCAACTTGATCGCGTCTGGCCTGATTGCATGGTGGTGCGCCGCCGCCGTCCTGAGCCACAAGTTTGCCGACACGCTGCCCCAAAGGATTGCCTTGGGCGTGGCGTGCCTGGGCGCCATGGCAACCAGCTGGTACTGCAACACCAACCCACTCCCGGGCGGGATTGAGCTGCTGTTGTGGGGCGGCGCAGCGTTTGCCACGGCCACGGCCCACAAACTGAGCCAACCTGGCAAGAAAACCATGCTGCAGGACGAGGAAGCGCCGGAAAAATGAGAACCGCCCACGACTGGTACGACATCCTGATTGCGTGCCAAGTGAAGCCGCACGTTGCTGCGGAGTGGTCTGAGGTGTTCGCGGATGTGGTGAAGCCCGACAGCTTCAGCGCAGGCGACGAAGACCTGAGCGCATTCCTTGGCCAGATCCTGCACGAGAGCGACGGCCTGACCCGGCTGGAGGAAAACCTGAGCTACAGTGCCGAGCGCCTGACGGTGGTTTGGCCAAATCGGTTCCCGACCAAGGCAGATGCCCAACCCTACGCCCGCAACCCCGAGGCCTTGGCCAACCGGGTGTACGGCGGCCGGATGGGAAATACCGAGCCCGGCGACGGCTGGAAGTACCGCGGCAGGGGCCCGCTGCAGATCACCGGCCGCGACAACTACCGCGCAGTGGGCGAAATCATGGGCCAAGACCTTGAAGGCATGCCCGAGCTGCTGGAGCAGCCGCGTTTTGCGCTGGAAGCCTGCATCGCTTGGTGGGAAGACCGGATCCCCGATGAACTGCTGGGCGCCCCCGAGAAGACGACCCGGCGAGTAAACGGCGGCCTGATAGGGCTGGCCCACCGGGAAGAATTGACCAACGCAGCCCGTGAGGCGCTGGCCTGATGGATTGGCTGAACCCCGGCCGGTGGCTGCTGGCCGGAGGCCTGATCCTCGCCCTGGTGCTTGGCTACAACGCATGGGCAGTCCATCAGCAGGACATCGGAGAGGCCAGAGCCAACGCCAGATGGCAGCAAGCCACTGACGAGCTGAAAGAGCAGGCCCGCACAACGCTGGCCACCGAGACCGCCAAAGCCAAGACCGCAACCGACGCGCTACGCCAGTTCAAAGACACCCAGGAGCTGAAAGATGCCAACAGCCGTCAGACCATTGCAAACCTGCGCAACGAGGTTCGCGCTGGCACTCGCGCTGGTGGCGGCCCAGGGCTGCGCGACCCGTGGGCTCCCGGATGTGGGGGCGGTGGTAGTGGCACCCAAACCGCAGATCCCACCGGAGCCAACCCTAGTGACCCAGACCGAGCCGATGCCGGCCGGGTGGTTTCTCCAGAGCTTGAAGGACTGCTGCTTGATCGGCTTGAAAAGGCCGACGTCATCAACATCGCCTACGCAAGCTGCAGGGAAGACGCCCGGCAACTGAGGCTCCAACTGAGCGCGCACTAACATGGCCACGCGAAAAGGAAGCAAGGTCAAGGCCGGGAACACTCAGGAAGACGCGGCAAACCGCAGAAAGCTGTTCATCGAGGCCTATTTGACCAACGGCGGCAACGCCTCACAGGCCGCGATTGCTGCCGGGTACAGCCCGCACACAGCCGGCGTGACCGGAAGCCGCCTGCTAAAGCATGCTGAAGTTTTAGCACAACTGCAACAACGACGGCTTGCGTTGCTATCAAAATTGGAGCTAACAACCGAGTCTGTGCTTAAGTCTTTGGCCCAGGCGGTGCACTTTGACCCACGTAAGCTATATGACGCAAGCGGGGAGCTGAAACCCATCCATGATCTGGACGAAGACACCGCAATGGCGCTGTCTGGCTTTGAGGTGACGGAAGAAAAAGATCGGGGCAAGGTCGTTGGCTTCACCAAGAAAGTGAAGTGGCTGGACAAGAACGCGGCCCGCGAGCAGGCGATGAAGCATCTGGGCCTGTACGAGCAGGACAACAAGCAGCGCAACCCGCTGGAGAACCTGCCGCGTGACGTGATTCAGGCCATTGTGGACAAGTTGGGGGCAACTGGTGGGCGCGGTTGACCTGAGTTGGATCGACAGGCTTCCGGCAGAACAACAGGCGGCGCTCCTGGCCAGCGCGCAGAGCATCTTGAACAGGACCAAGCTGCTGGATTACCGGGCCTACCCAAGACAGCGAGAGTTTCACAGGGCTGGCGCTGACCCGAAAGTCAGGGAGCGGCTGCTGAAGGCGGGGAACCAGCTGGGCAAGACCTGGTCTGCTGGATTTGAGACGGCGATGCACCTGACTGGCCGGTATCCGGACTGGTGGGACGGCGCTGTTTTCCCGCATCAAGTGGCCTGCTGGGCGGCCGGCGTCACGGGCGAAGTGACCCGCGACACGGTTCAGCGGGTGCTTTGCGGGCGTTCCAACGAGATCGGGACCGGAGCAATCCCGGCAGACGCGATCAAAGACAAGGCCATGAAGCGCGGCGTGGCTGACGCCATTGACACGCTTGTGATCCGCCATGGTGGCGGTGGAGACGTTCAGGCCGGCGAGTCGGTTCTTGGCTTCAAGAGCTACGACCAAGGGCGGGAAAAGTTCCAGGGCGAGACGCTCGATATTGTCTGGCTGGACGAAGAACCTGACATCGACATCTACACCGAGGCGTTGACCCGGACCAATGCGACGGACGGCATTTTGTACATCACGTTCACGCCCCTGCTGGGCATGAGCGCGGTGGTCAAGCGGTTTTTGGTGGAGAAGGCCCCAGGCACGCACGTCACAAACATGACGATCAACGATGCCGAGCACTACACCCCGGAAAAGCGCGCGGCGATCATTGCCAGCTACCCAGCCCATGAGCGCGAGGCGCGCGCCAACGGCACGCCGATGCTGGGCTCTGGCCTGATCTTCCCGATCGCGGAATCAGACATCAAGTGCAAGGTGCCGCAGATACCGGCGTTCTGGCCCCGGATTGCAGGCATTGACTTCGGCTGGGATCACCCAACCGGTGCAGCCTGGCTTGCATGGGACCGGGACACCGATACGGTGTATGTGTACGACGCCTACCGGAAAAAGGAAGCCACGCCGGAGATCCACTCCATCACGTTCAGGGCCAAAGGCCAGTGGATCCCCGTGGCTTGGCCGCACGACGGCCTGCAGCACGACAAGGGCTCTGGGCTGGCTCTGGCGCAGCAGTACCGCAATGCTGGCGTGAACATGCTCAAGGACCGGGCGACACATGCGCCAGCCCCCGGCGAGGAAGAAGGCACGGGCGGTAACGGTGTTGAAGCCGGCCTGATGGAAATGCTGGACAGGTTCCAGACCGGCCGGCTGAAGATTGCCGACCACCTGAACGAGGTCTTTGAGGAAATCAGGATGTATCACCGCGAGGACGGGAAGATCGTCAAGATCGACGACGACATCATTTCCGCCATCCGATACGCGCTGATGATGATCCGGCACGCCAAGCTGCCACAACCCAAACACAAACCAGCCGTGACCTGGCGCCCCAAAGACGCCGGCATGGGCTACTGACAAGGAAACACCATGGCAACAGTCACACCGACCATCACCAATCTGACGGCCGAGACGGTCAAGATCACCTGGGCCCTGACCAGCGCCAACACGGACGGCGCACCTGTGCCGGCCCGGTTCGCGGACTACGCAGACCGCACGGTCTATTTCATGGGCACATGGGGCGGGGCAACCGCCGTGCTCCAGGGGGGGGACGGGAGCACCTACCTGACCCTGACAGACCCACAGGGCAACGGCATCAGCAAGACCGCCGACGGCATCGAGATCGTGACCGAGACGCCGGAGTTCACCCGGCCGAATCTGACGACTGCCGGCACAGGCGCCACCATCACCGCGACCATGATCCTGCGCCGCGGCTTTTTCCGAGGGATTTGAAATGACCCAAGCACATGAAGCAGCCGACGCCATCCGGCGCATGGCCAAGTTCTACCAGAACATGCAATTCGCGGCCGACACGCTGGAGCGGATCGGCAGC